GTCCTGTGGCGCATTGAGCGAAAACGCATCCTCGTAGTCATACGTCTCCGGCAAGTCGGTGTTCGCATCCACACCCTCGACGTAGAACATCAACGGCTTTGCGCCCGAAGTGATATCCTCACCCTCGATGTAGGCCGTCGCATACCTCGCGCCACGAATATGTGGCTGCGCCGTGAAGTACTTTATCTCGCCAGTCTCGTCATCCTCGGACCAGCCGTAGTCCATCGGGTCGGACGAGATGGAGGACGGAATCCCAATCTCGGCAGGCGGAATCTCACCATCGAGCGCGGCGTCGTACTTCTCCTTCAAGAAGTCTTTGACTGCATCTCTCGGCTCATCCTCGCGCAAGATTCTGTGGAGGACGCCTTCCTGAACAGTACCTGTGACGGACGCCGTGTCGCTTCTGACGAGTTTGAAACCTTTCGTCGCAGGCTCCGGCTCTTCGATGATGTCGCCTTCGTCCCACGTAATCAGTTGGCTGTACTTTTTCTTGACACCATCGTTCGGGTCGTCCGACTTCAGGTCTTGGAGGAAGAAAATCGCATCGGCGTAGGACTCAATCTCGACCTCCATCTTGTGCGCACTCGGGTCATCGATACCAAACTCCCGTGACATAAACTCGTCGTAAGAGTCGTTGACCGCCACTGCCGCGATGAAGAGGTCCGTCTGTGGCTTGCCGCCGCGCTCCATCCGATGAAAATCACGCTGAATGATTTCAGGCGAGAGGTCCATCGACGGAATAGTTGTCATCACACTGTCAGTATCGCCGCCAATCAGTTCAGCGTCGTTGTACCCCATCGACTGAAGCGTGGACACGAACTCGTCAGCAGTGTGTTGTAACACCTTCCGTCCAGCGATAGTGATGCTCTCGGCCAAGCGCCAGTCGAACAGTCTGAAACCGTTTCCATACGAGTTAGAGTCGCCAAAGACTCCGTAGAGGCTGTTAGCGATTCTCTTCACAGCGTCGTACTTCTTGCCCTGTCCCTTGTACTCATACTTCATATCTACCATATCATCGACCACATCTCGGACGAAGCCGGTCTCGACCTCGGGCTTGAGATAGTAGATTTTCTCCGGCTCAGGGTCGCTGTTTCGCTTCTCCGAGTCAGCCCGGTAATCGATATAGGCAGAGTACACGTCTTGTTCGGAGTAGCCATCCTCACGCACTTCGGCGAGCGACTCGTAAATCGTCTCGGGCGAGACGTTGAGCGACCACATCAGGTACGGGTAGAGGCTCGCAAGGTCGGGGTAGACGACGTTCTCGTGCTTGCCGGGAGAGGGATTGAAGACCTTCGCGCCATAGTACCAGCCTCGCTCCGGCTCCATCGATGTGGGCAGTGCAATTCCGCGAGACTTTGCCTGTCGCAAGAAGAGCACGTCGATGATTCCGATATTGGAGTCGGCGGCCTCGGAGTAGGTACAGCCTGCCACTGACCGGATGTTGTCGTACAGTTCGAGCACCTGTTGGGCGTGCTCGATTTCGACAACGGCGCTCACGTCACGAATGTTGTACTTGATGAACTCGACCGGATTGTGGAGCCACCCCTCGTCCAAGTCGGCAATGTCTTCTTTGCCTTGGCCGAGTTCTTCTTGTGCAATGTACTCAAGACTGTAGCTCCGCTTCTCGTGAATCTGTGTCTTCTTGTACGCCTGTAGCATATCGAACATCTCTCGCCCACCGACGACAGGCGCACCACGGTTGCTGACAAATATCCGACCATTCTCGTAGGTCAAGTCCTGATATGACCACTCGTTGATGACATCGGCCCGATTAATGAGATACGGATAGTCGAAGCCGGAGCCGATATCGTTCCGAGAACTATTCCAGCCTGTCAGCAGGTCGGGGTCAGTCTCGTCAACAAACTCGAAGTAGTCGGCCAAGAGTTGATTCTCCGACCCGTAGACCTCGACCTCGATGGAGTCAGCATCCACGCCGTCTGGGAACTGCCAGTCAAGCTCATCGTCCCAACTGTGAGACTCACCCTCCGTGACGAACTTCGGATTGAGCACGCCACAGAAGTACGCATCCTGATACGAATCGTGTGCTGTAATCGCAGTGACAGGCTTCTGTGGATTCGTCGTATCGGGGAACTCACCGCCGGACCAGACCTCGATATCAACAGTGTGCATCCTCGGACGCACAGACGGTTCGTCACCGTCAGGTACGGGTTCTATCTCATCAACGTGAACGCGGTCTTCGCCTGCCGGAACCATCAGCCCTCTGTCGATTCCCGTATCGACCAAGAAGCGATTCGTGAAAAACACGTCAGCCTCGCCATGCCAGTCGAAGAAGTCGCGGAGCTTCTTCACTTGAGAGGGTTTGACTGTGTAGATGCGAACGCACTTCGTGCCATCGAGCCGCTTTCTCGGAGCAGCGTCCTGCGGCTCGACCGAGCCGTTCATCGCAGTCACTTCATCCAGAATCTCCTCACGAGCCTCGATGGAGCGCACCATCGACTCTTGTAAAATGTCGTCCTGCTTGTCAAGGAACTCCTGTTCCGTCACATAGAACGACGGATAGAAGCCCTCGACTGTGACGAAGCGCCGCTTGCTGTTCTCGTCTCGGCAGAATAGCTCGACAACAGGCTCATCGATAAAGTTCCCATCGCTCTCGATGGAATACTCAAGCGTAATGAGTTTGAGTTTTTCCCGACCACTCGTAATATCCGTAAGCGCCATAGTGGGATAGATGGACTATCCACATAAAAGCCTTTCGATCGGAGGAAAATAGAACTCGGACGAGTTACTGTGTGACCATATTCCGGCCACAGTCGGGGCATCGCACTCCAGTAATCGTGTCATCTCCATGCCAAAAGACGACAACTTCCTTCGAGCAACCCTTACACTGATACTCTCGTTCGTTCATTGATTCTCCCAAGAGATGTCTCTGTTCGTTACAGTTGTGTGTTTCTTTTCGTCGCCACAGTTGACACATTTCATCGTAATCGTGAGGCGCTTCTCCGTCCGTGTCGCTGCATCCGTCTCAATAGTTTGTGTACTCCTGTGTGAATCGTATCGCTCATAGTCGTGGAAAAGATACGCCTCATCACAAGAATCAGGAAAGATAATAATCGCTAGTCTTTCTAACAGGCCCATCAGATATTCTCCGTAATCGCAAACTTGTTTCCGGCAAACGTGAGTAGTACTTTGAGCGCCTTCTCCTTTTGCTCAAACTGCCCCTTTGTCGTATGTAGAAGCCACGGACTAAGATTATCCTTCCACCCGTCGTACCAGATGACGATTGGGATATCGTTGTCGAACGCTTCCTTCATCTCCATCGCCGTTCCGACGAGGAATGCATCATCGTCCCAGTAGACCAAGAGGCCGTCCGACTCTTGCACGGAGTCGAGCGCAGGTTCGACGACCTTTTCAGGTTCTTCGTAGATGGCGTCATCACCAAGCTCAAACTCGTTAATCTCATATGGGTTAATGAAATTAACATTGTTCCAATCATCTGACCCGATTAATTGGTCGTGCCATTCGAAAGGGTCTTCCCACGATGAAACAGCACCAGTAAGGTATATTGTTTTCATATTTTCACACCTCTGTATTTAGGCCACTTCCATAAAAATCCTTCGGTCGGCTCTCTACCAATATAATCAAAGAACTCTACACAGTCATCCTTATTCCAATACAGATATACTGAACTTCCTTCAGTAGTCTTCGGCTCTGGTAAACCTACATCCGTAAAGTATCTAAGAAGCTTTTGTAATCTATTTCTCTCATTATGTACACCTATTGAAACTCTAATACTGTTTGTAAATAAACTCCCATCACTTACATACCAGTGTCTAAGAATTTCTGGTGATAGTTCTATACTATCAGGAAAAACTTTCTCACCTGAACTATACCAATCTCTAATCCAATTTAGACAAGATAAGTGTCTACTTCTCAATTGATAAACTGGTTTTCTACTGTGTCCAGCATCCTTGATTTTCCTCACAGGAGTGAATAGATTTTTCATATCTCTCTTTACAGATTCGAGGTATGCTCGATTAATCATATTTACCTGATAGGAAACATTCTTACTACGCAAATCAGCAGAACCATCACCCATCAATAGTCCTGTCAATACTTCTTTTTGCCTATTAGATAGCGTAGGTGCCGAGCATTTTGATTTTGTCCAGTGCTGTCCTATCTTGGTAAAACTTCTACCACAGTCTTCACAACTATTACTTTGTGCCATTATTGTTCAATCGTCGGAGGCTTTCAACTCATCGTGCCAGGCGAAGGGGTCACTCCAATTTGAAACAGCACCAGTTAAGTAAATTTGTGTCATCGTTGAGTCAGGTAATAGTACGAAAGAACTGTAATTACTGCTCCAATGAATATGCTCACACTCATGTTATCGAAAGGCACCACTGTAGATATCAGGGCCGCCATTGTGATGCACGAAGCGCCGCCCTTCAGTGCCGCACTCCTCACAGACGTAAATCTCCTTCACGGTACGGTCGCGCTCCTGTCTCCGCTCAGGATAGTCTACATCTGCTTCGTGTGTCCAGTCAGTCGAGCCACAGTTACAACTTCGTTCGAGTTCCATATATGTCTATACGCGATCAGGGTATAAAAAAGTTATGGCGCGAACGGACGGCAGCTATTCTTTCAATAGGTAGCCGCGCTCGCTTGCCCCAGTCCTTACTTTCAGGAGGAGCTATGCCTTCAGGACATTTGCACAGACCAATTGGACGAGTAGAGTGACCTGTTTTCGTTTCAGGGCATCCCTCGTATCCCATTGACGCCGAGTCTTGGAGT